ACGAGTGCGCTAAAGAGTACGAAGAGTTAGGACTGAAAGAACTGAAAGAACTAATCGAGGCAGACCGCAAGACCGAGAACTGTTCGGAAAAACCGAACAACTCAAAGGTGTCGGAAATCCCGACAGGTTCAGAAAGGAGTAGCGAATGAAAGGCGAGCGAATTTCAGATTAGTGACAGGAGAGTAGAACATGATATGCGAAGTGAGAGAGTATGACAACGAGGTCGTACTGAAGAATGCGACATTAGGAGATGTCATAGCTGTGATACAGATATGGCTGCATAAGGACAAGGAGCTTTGCTTCTCGAATCCTGCAAGTATGGAGACAAGACATGAAGATACATTACCAATGCAGTAACTGCGGACAACGCTTTCAGTCAAGTGCAATGGTCGGTGTTCCTGACGGTATGTACATCAGCGGATGCAGAGCGGTGGGCGATGCGTTCTACTGCGAGGAGTGCGTAAAGACATGGGCAGACAGGAACGGCAAACCGTTCGATGAACAGTACGCAATGCCGATAAAGATGTTCACGAGGTGGTGGAACAACATGGTCGATGAACAGGCAAGGCTTGAAAGCAAGACTGACAAGGTAAAGGTATTCAAGGTGATAAACGGAGTGTATGTGGAGGGATAGCATGAGCATAGAAGTAAAAAGAACACCGATATTTAGCGATCCCGACCTTGAAGCAGAACACAGCGCACTTCACACGATGGCTTGCATCATCGCTCAGAAGTGGATGCTCGACCTTGAAAGCAAAGACTGCTCGTTCAGCTATGATGGTCTGAAATGGTTCTATGAGGACGAGATGGGCGAGGATATGAGGCAATTTAAGGTTCTGCTTGATGGTCACGAGAAGCGAATAAAAGAGTACAGAGACAAGAAGAGAGCGGAGCGGTTAGCAGACCACAAGACCGAGCAGACGGAAAGGAGCGAGTAGATGACGAACTTGGAGAGCATACAAGAGAACACAAGTGAGTTCAATATATCTTTTCATTTAAGGCAGAGTATTGCCGAAGCGATGATGCAAGTTTTCTTGTTTAAGCCAAACAGGAAGAAAGTAGAAGAAACGCTGAAAATCAAAACCGAGCCGTATGACTTTAGAGATGTCATATTAGCAAATATGTTTAATGACATTGTGGAGGCATATCTTTCAGCGTCATTCGATGGTGAAGACACAACCGATACTCCGCAGACGGAAGGGAGTAAACGATGATTATTGGATTAAGATCGTGTCCGTTTTGTGGAGCAGAAGCAGAACTTATAGAACGAGATAATGTCAATCCGCAAGGTGGAAAACAATATTCCATACGATGCACTAATCCGTTTTGCATCTACAAACCTGCGGCGTGGAGAGTCCACAAGGCAGATGTGCTTTCCTTGTGGAATCGAAGAGCAACGGAATGCATAGTCAACAACGGAACACTAACGATTGATATGAGCAAGGAAGTCGAGCAGACGGATTGCCCTTACAGAGAATATCCGTGTGATGTATGTGACGAACAGACGGATTGTCCGTGGAAGTGAGGTAGGCATGGCAGCGACTATAGCAACGATCGTTGGACTCAGCCTCATGACGGCTATCATAATTTGGTGCGGATGGTGGCAGAGGAAATAGTGGGGGATGAAACAGGAGCCTCTTTTCGATATCGTATCGGTATTGAAAGGAGACTTTTATTATGGCTGAAAAATCCATGAAGAAGGATGGTGGCCAAAGATATGATTGGGAGAAAATCAAGCGTGACTATGTTACAGATCCCTTATCATCACAGCAAAAGATCTCAGAGAAGTATGGGGTTTCTTTGGTGTCCATACGCAAACATTCAAAGGCTGATGATTGGTTCGCCACCAAGAAAAAACACCAAAGAGAAGTTACTGAGAAGGTATTAGAGAAGGTTAGTGCGAAAAACGCAGATAAATTGGCGGATGCGATTATAGCTGCATCGAACATCGCAGAGATGATCCGCAGGAAGTCAGAAGATCCTGAGCAGTTTTGCAGATACATCGTACAGGAAGGCAATGCCGACAGCTATGGCAGCGTAGAATATGTCTTTGAGAAGATGGACATGAAAGCTGCGAAAGAAGCTATCTCTGCGCTTAAAGGTGTGGATGATCTTCTCCGAGGATACTACAACATTCAGAAAGCAGAACAGTTTCAGAGGTATCAGCTTGAGCGTGAGAGGTTTGAGTTTGAGAAGCAGAAGGCCGAAGCATTCAAGCCTACGGATGGCAATGCGATCCGCATAGAGGGATTCGAGAAAGGATGGTCCGAGTGATGTTGCCAATGCAGGAAGGGGGTGATGCCCATGTCCGCCTTAACAATACCGAAGCCAAATGAGAAACAGATCTTATTCTTCAATGCGAGGAATAAGTTCATCGCTTATGGCGGTGCATAGCGAGGGGCGGAGGATGAGGTAAGTCATGGGCGGTCAGAGTCAAAGCGATCATGCTTGCCTGCCGATATGCCGGAATCAAGATCCTCATAGTGCGTAGGACGTACAAGGAATTGGAAGGTAACCACATTCGGCAGCTTCAGAGCATGTGCAAGGATATCGCAAGATATAACAGCACGAACAAGATCCTCACGTTCAGGAATGGAAGCACGATAGAGTTCATGTACTGCGCAAGGGATGCTGATCTTCAGAGAGTGCAAGGACTTGAGTTCGACATCATCTTTCTCGATGAGGCAACACAGCTATCAGAGTGGCAGATCAAGGCGATCACAGCTACATTGCGTGGTGTCAATGACTTTCCTAAGAGGGTTTACCTGACATGCAATCCTGGTGGACAAGGACATGGATACATAAAGAGATGTTGGATCGACAGACAGTTTCTGCCTACAGAGGATCCGGATGACTATATCTTCATACAGGCATTGGTCGATGACAATACTGCGCTGATGGAATCTCAGCCTGAGTATCTCGCCACACTTGAGGCATTGCCGAAGAAACTCCGTGAAGCATGGAGATGGGGCAGATGGGATGTGTTTGAAGGACAGGTGTTCAGCGAGTTCAGAGACGATCCTGAACATTACGATGACAGGAGATGGACTCATGTCTGCAATCCGTTTCCGATTCCGTATGATTGGACGATCATCCGAGGATACGATCACGGCTACAACAAGCCTTTTTCGGTCGGATGGTACGCTATATCTCCTGTCGGCAGGATGTATCGCATCAGGGAATTGTACGGATGCACAGGCGAGGCTGATGTGGGTGTCGCATGGGATGTGCCTCAGATCGCTGAGAAGATTAAGGAGATCGAGCGAGATGATCCGAATCTCTCCGGCAAGTTCATCTATGCCATAGCGGATACTGCAATATACAAGCATGAGAGTGGGCCGTCAATAGCGGAGCAGTTCGAGGAACAGCAGGTCTACTTTGAGAAGGCGGACAAGCATCGCCTGCCTGGTCTCATGCAGTGCCATTACAGACTGTCATTCGATGATGACGGACTTCCGATGTTCTATGTGTTCAACACTTGCAAACACTTCATCCGGACGATTCCTGCGCTGCTGTACTCTGAGACTGATGTCGAGGATGTGGACACGAAGATGGAAGACCACATCTATGACGAGTGGCGGTATGTCTGCATGTCTCGCCCGATCGCTCCGAGGATCAAGGTGGATATCGACAACGAGTGGACTCCGCCTGTCGACGATCCTCTTAATCTGATGTCAGACGATGGATACGATGATCCATTCGATTTGATGATAAATTACTGACGAAAGGAGAATAATGCCAATGAATGACGATAGATTGGTCGATCTCACAATTGACAAGCATACGACATTCGGCAAGGAGCAGACCGAGAAGGCTCTGACTGACTTGCAGGTGTATGTGGACGGCAAGAAGAGCATCGACAACAAAGCTACAGCGAATCAGCAGTGGTGGAGGCTCCGTCATTGGACTGACATCGCAGGAGAGTCTAACGAGGCTCTCAAGGCAGGAATCGATGTCGGTTCGGCATGGGCGGTGAATTCATTGCTCAACAAGCAGGCTGACATCATGGACAGCTTTCCGAAACCGAACGTGCTGCCGAGAGAAGCTGACGATGAGGTCGAAGCGCAGATGCTGACGGACATTCTGCCTGCGATACTTGAGCAGAATGACTATGAGCAGGTGTACAGAGCATCCGGATTCGATGTGTGCATTGACGGAGCAAGCATCAAAGGAGCGTTTTGGGATAGCAACGAGCATGACGGACTTGGAGATATCGTGATCCGCAACGTGGATGTGCATAATCTGTTTTGGAAGCCTGGCATACAGAACATACAGGAATCCGACAAGGTCTATCATGTGAGCCTTGAGGACATCGATATCGCAAGAGCCAAATGGCCGAAGTTAGCGAATCAGATCGGGCCTCAGGATTCAGGACGGATCACGAAGTACATCAACGATGACAACATCGACACATCAAACTGCGTGGAAGTGGTCAACATGTACTACAAGGTTCCTGTCATGTCTCCGGTCTACATGGACGGCATGGACGAGAACGGCAATCCGACACAGATCAAGGTGCATGAAGTTCCGAAGCAGATCCTGCATCTTGCCATATTCGTAGGCGATAAACTCGCATGGTGTTCGGAGAACGAGGAAGGCTATGAGAACGGATTCTATGAGCATGGGAGGTTTCCGTTCGTGATAGCGAGGCTGTTCCCGATCAAGGACTCTCCGTGGGGATTCGGCTATCTCGACATCATGAAGCGGACTCAGAAGGATATCGACAAGCTCGATCAGGCGATCATCAAGAATGCCATGATGAAGGCTCGTCCGAGATATTGGGCGAAGAAGAACGGCAACATCAATTACGATGACTTTGCCGATTGGAATAACGAATTGGTCGAGGTAGCATCCGGTGATCTTGGAGAAGCCGTCCGCAAGATAGATGTGGACGATGTGCCGAGCGGTGCGATGGCTCATCTCTCCAACAAGATAGAGGAATTAAAGGAGACATCCGGAAACAGGGATTTCAATCAGGGCGGTGTCAGTGGCGGAATAACCGCAGCTTCCGCTGTGGCTGCGCTGCAAGAGGCAGGCAGTAAACTCAGCAGGTCGGTCAACAAGGAACTGTATCGTGCGGAGCGTGAACTTTATCACATGATCATCGAGCTGATTCGTCAGTTCTATTCAGAGCCTCGTTCGTTCAGGTTCGTGGACAGAAATGGAGATCTCAGGTTCGTGCAGTACAGCAATGCGAACATCGTAGACCATGACACGATGATGCCTGACGGAACAGTCAGACATGTCCGTCCGGTGTTCGACATCTCTGTATCTGCGGAGAAGGCATCTCCGT